TTAACATTAATTACTGATGCCGGTAAAATGTATAATGCATCTTTAAGTAAATTAAAATTAAACAAAGATTATAAATTAGGTGAAGTGTTTGAAATTGGAGGAGAACATCCGCGCCTACTGATTGATACATTATCATTTAATGCTTATAAAACTTTAACTTGTATTACAAGAAATGGGTTTATTAAAAAGAGTTCTATTGCCGAATATACAGCACGTTCTAAAAAAGGTACAATTGTATTAAAACTAGATGAATCTGATTCTCTAATAGCAGTAATACTTAGTAGTGATGATAATGACAAAATTGTAATTATTGGAAATAATGATTATTATAATTGTTACCCATTAAAAGATATTAATTGCACCGGACGTGCTACTAAAGGTGTAAAAGCTATTAAACTAGAAGAAAATGGATTTGTAAAAGAGGCCAAGTGGATAGGTGATAATTCATATAAAATTACCGGTCGAGCGGTAAAAGGAGTTAAAAATGGATAAAAAATATATTACACTATTTAAGGATCTAGCGCAATCTACCGCATCTTCCGCAGAAACGGTAATGGATTATGACCGTGAGAAAAACGATCAGAAAGGGCTAGAAACAGCGCAAACTATGCGTGATGATTTTCAAGATCTAGCAAATAGAATTAATACAACTGAATATACTATGACAAAGAGTGATGCCGCAAAATTGCTAGTTGGGACAATGATTATAACCAATCAAATACAAGATCGTATTAATGGTTTAAAAAAAGCAATGACCGGATATCAAACAGATGTAATTCCTAAATTACAAGAAATTGTAGACAATGCTAATACAGATGAAGAAGCTAATGAATTAGCAAATAAAAAATTTATAATTGAAGATAACGATTGAATATTTGACTATTTTGAAAATTTATTGTATAATAATAGTGTAAGAAGAGAAGCAGAGGAAGTCATGAGCCTCTGAGATAATGTGCCTCATCACAAGTCTCTTACGATTTTAATCAATGAGGTGATTAAACATGGGATATATTTATAAAATTACTAATTTAGTCAATAATAAGGCTTATGTTGGACAAACAAAATAGCCTATTGAAATAAGGTGGGAAGCGCATGTATATGCGGCTTTCAGAGAAAATGACGATAATAGATATTATCTTCATCGTGCTATAAATAAATATGGTTTAGAAAATTTTAAATTTGAAATAATTGAAGAAGTTCCCAATACTAAATTGGATGAAAGAGAAATTTATTGGATAGCACATTTTCACACATATAGATATGACGAAGAAGGAAATCAAGGTTATAATCTAACTCGTGGCGGTAAAGGTAACTGGAAATTTGAACCAGAAGCGCTATTGAAAGCATTTTTTAATAATAATGAACATTTAGGAAATACATGTAAAGATATTGGATGTGCAGAGCCAACTTTAATCAAGGTTTTACAAGAAAATGGATTATTTGGTAAAGGTAGTATGACTTCAGTATATCAAATATCTTTGGTAGATGGAAGTATTATTAAGAAGTTTGATTCAGCCATAGAAGTTATGAAAACTTTTAATCGTTGTAAAACTGCAATATGTGATGCAATGAATGGTAGACAGAAAACTGCTGCTGGATATATATGGTGTAAAGTAGAAGATTATCCTAATTTTAAACTTGAAGAACATATAGATAATAAGCAAAAGAAAGTATTATGTGTGGAAAAGAATTTACAATTTAATATGATTAAAGATGCTGGCAAATGGGTATATGAAAATGGATATACGACTAGTAGAGAAGTAAATGCAAATATATGTAGAGCATGTAAAAAAGGTATAAAAGCATACGGCTTCCATTGGCAGTATGTATAATAATAAAAATATTTATAAAAGAGGTAATGTAAAATGACCATTAATAGTGAACGTGTATTAAACTTTTTAAAGGAAAATTATGGCAAGGAATTTAGTAAGCAGGAAATCGCGGATGCCCTGGGCATTTCTCTATCTGCTGTAATTGGGAGCATCAATCCTCTAGAAAAGAAAGGTTATTCTCATGTAACCCGTGAAGAAGTAATTGAACTGGAGCCCGCTACGGAAACTCGTAAGGCAAAGACTAAGACCGTTAAGTATCATACTCTAACTGAAGAGGGTCTAGCTTATGATCCTATTGCTGAGGAAGCCGAAAAGATCGCCGCGAAGCAGGCAGAAAAAGAGCGTAAGGCCGCAGAAAAGGCAGCTGCGAAAGCCGCTAAGGAAGCAGAAGCAACATTTTAATTTATAACAAATCGAAGCAAAATAAAAGGAGAAAAGTAAAATGAAAAGTATTCAGATTCAGTCAACTAACAAACTTAATTTGGCAGGTAAACTGTTGGATGTAACTACTGGTAGTGGAAGTCTGTCTGATGGACGTCCATATCAGCGTGCGACCGTAACGGTTCGCGTGACTCAGACTTATGGCGGAAAGGAAGAAACCAGTGATGTTCAGGTTGGCATGTTCGCGACCGAATTCACTTCTACTGGTAAGCCGAATCCCGCATGGAAGAGTCTAAATGACCTGAAACTCATGAAGACTGCGCAGAATGTAGGCATTGATAATGCTTCTCATGTGCGTCTTACAGGAGCAACTTTGCAGGAGAATAATTTTGTATCTAGGAGCGGTCAGCTAATTAATGGTTGGCAGATTCGTGGCAGCTTTATTAATGAAGCTAAGGTTGCGGATGTAGCTTCTTTTGTAACCGATATCTTTATAATGGATATGCATGATGAAGTTGATCGTGAAGGCGACACAACTGGTCGTTTGATTATTAAGGGCGGTATTGTACAGTATGGTGGAAAGCTCGACGTTGTAGAGTTCATTGTTGAGGCTCCCGATACTGTTGAATATATTTCTCGTAACTGGGAAGTTAATGGTACAGTTACTGTTAAAGGACGTATTCGTGTTCTTTCTCAGGAAGAAGAAGTTCAGTCCAGTGGATGGGGCGAAGATGTACCTGAAACTACAACTCGCTTCGTGCGCGAACTGATTATCACTACTGGTGATGATGAATGTAAGGAAGAAGATTTCGCGTATGACCCAGTTGAGATTAAGAAAGCGTTTAATGACCGTAAGGCGGCTATTGAACAGCTTCAGATTAACGCACGGAACACAGCCCCGAAGCAGGGTGCTGGAAGTGCTAACTCTGCGGAAGCTTCCTCTAAGAAGTATGATTGGGAGTAATTGTAAGTCAATCCAGTGGTAGGAGTGATTAAAAGCACACCTGGCAATTGAAAACTTACAATGTGATAGAGGAAAAGGGC